ATTGCAGAGGCGGGCGTGTGGACTGCGAAGAAGCGGTATATGCTGTCCGTGTGGGACTCTGAAGGTGTTCGCTACAAGACTCCGAAGTTCAAGATCATGGGCATTGAGACTGCGCGGTCATCCACTCCTGCGTATGTTCGCAAGGCACTGAAGACTGCCATTGAGATGGTGCTGATGCAGGACGAAGCCACGCTTCAGGAGTTTGTCCGCAAGACCGAACGGGAGTTCAAGTCTCTGCCCGTGGAGGAAGTGGCTTCTCCCCGTGGCGTGAACGGCATGGAGGAGTACTCCAACCCGCTCACCATCTACAAGAAGGGTACGCCCATCGCGGTGAAGGCGGCTCTGCTGCACAACCATCTTGTCAAAAAGATGGGCTTGAGCAAGAAGTACCGCACCATCGGTGAAGGCGAGAAGATGAAGTTCATCTACCTGAAGACTCCCAATCCCATCCACGAAGGCGTGATTGGTTTCCCCGTCACCATGCCGAAGGAGTTTGATCTTCAGAAATACATTGACTACGACACTCAATTCAAAAAGACTTTCCTTGAGCCTCTACGCGCCATCACCGATGCGATGGGGTGGAGTCCCGAGGAAAGAAATAGTCTTGAGTCTCTGTTTGCGTGATCGCTTCCCTACATACAGTATCTAACCCCTAACAAAAGGATTCGTAATGGCTACAAAGATCGTGAAGGTTCAGACTGGCGAAGAACTCATTGCTTCCGTGACCGAAAATTTTGAGGGCGACAAGGTTGTGTCGTATACCCTCAAGAATCCGTGCATGGTTGTTCCCATGCCCACGAAGGGCGGCGGTGCAAATATTGCTGTCGTGCCGTGGATGGCATCGGTAAAGGAGCAGAAGATGACGGTTCCTGCTTCCTATGTGATGTTCACGGCGGATCCTGCGACCGATCTTGCAAACGAGTTCAACGGTGCGTTCAACGGCATCGTGGTTCCCACCGCTGCTCCCGCAGGACTCAAACTCACCACCTGATGAGTACCCTAAATCTTGAATACTTGAAAGGTCTTCTCTCAAAAAGAAAAGACCTGCTGCGGCGTGAAACACAGCAGATGATCGTTGACAAACTTACGCCGTTGGATACAATACGGGCTAACGAGTCCGAGATGATGCTCATTGACGCACAGATGAAAGAATTGGAGAAAGCATGAAACTGAAGGACATTCTGAAGGCAGCAGGAAACAAGTACGCCACCGTAGCCTCTGACGGCTTGGAGGGCAGCGATGTAAAGGGATTCATCTCCACGGGATCGTATGCGTTCAACGCGCTGTTGAGCGGTTCCATCCACGGAGGAATGCCTGACAACAAGATCATTGCCCTTGCGGGTGAACAAGCCACGGGCAAGACCTACTTTGCCCTGAATGTGGTGCGTGAGTTCCTGAACTCCGATCCCAACGCGATGGTCATGTACTTTGATACAGAGCAAGCCATCACCACGGATCTGCTCAAGTCGCGTGGCATTGACACCGACCGCGTGGCTGTGCTGCCTGTGGCTACCATTGAGGAGTTCCGCCACCAGTGCGTTCTGTCGGTGGACAAGTACCTTGAAGCAGACAAGGACTCCCGCCCCCGCATGATGATCGTGCTTGACTCGCTTGGAATGTTGTCCACCGAGAAGGAGATGAACGACACCGCAGAGGGCAAGAACACCCGCGACATGACTCGCGCACAGGTGGCAAAGGCAGCGTTCCGCGTCCTGACCATCAAGTTGGGTCACGCACGGATTCCCCTGCTGATGACGAACCACACCTACGATGTGGTGGGCGCGTATGTTCCCATGAAGGAGATGGGCGGCGGCAGCGGTCTGAAGTACGCTGCGTCCACCATCATCTACCTGTCCAAGAAGAAGGACAAGGTGGACAACGAGGTGGTGGGCAACATCATCCACTGCAAGGCACACAAGAGCCGCCTGACCAAGCAGGACAAGATGGTGGATGTGCAGTTGAACTTTGAGACAGGACTAAACAAGTATTACGGACTGCTTGACATTGCGCTGAAGCACGGTATCTTTACGAAGGTGTCCACAAAGATTCAGTTGCCCAACGGCAAGACCGTGTTTGAATCGCAGATCAACAAGAACCCCGAGAAGTACTACAACGAGGACATCCTGCGGGCTATTGACATTGCTGCGAAGAAGGAGTTCTGCTACGGCAGGGACGAAGCACAGCAGGCAATGGATCATCTGGCTGAACTTGATGAGGAACTTGGACTAAATGAGTCAAACTGAAAAAACGATCCTGTCGGGATTGCTGAACGATCCCGAGTTCTGCAAGAAGACCATTCCGTTCTTGCAGGAGGAGTATTTCCTTGATCGCGTGGATCGGGCAGTGTTCCGATCCATCAAGGATTTCGTGAATCAGTACAAGGGCATTCCCACAAAGGATGCCCTGCTTATTGCACTTGAAGACAACAAGGGATTGACGGAGGACGAGTTCTCCAAGTGCAAGAGCCTTGTGGGAGACATGGGGAAGTCCGCCAAGCAGGACACGCAGTGGTTGAGTGATACCACCGAGAAGTTCTGCAAGGACAAAGCCATCTATAATGCCATTCTTGAATCCATTCAGATCATAGACGGCAAGGACAAGGCGCGGACTCCCCATGCTCTCCCCGAGATTCTTTCAAAGGCTCTCGCGGTTTCGTTTGACACGAATGTGGGACACGATTTCCTTGAGGATTACGAGTCTCGCCATGAGTTCTACCACAGGGTGGAGCGAAAGGTTCCGTTTGACTTGGAGATGTTCAATGCCATCACCAAGGGCGGTATCTCTCCGAAGACCCTGAACATCATCATGGCAGGAACAGGCGTGGGCAAGTCACTGTTCATGTGCCACCATGCTGCTGCGTGTCTCATGCAGAACCGAAATGTGCTGTACATCACGCTTGAAATGGCTGAAGAGCGCATCGCGGAACGCATTGACGCAAACATCATGGACATTACGATGGATGAACTTCAGGACTTGCCGCTTGAGATGTACGAGAAGCGGCTGAAGGGTGCGACTCGCGGCGTGAGCGGTAAACTCATCGTGAAGGAATACCCCACCTCCTTTGCGAATGTAAACCACTTCCGCATCCTGTTGGACGAGTTGCGCCTGAAGAAGCAGTTTGTTCCCGACATCATTTTCGTGGACTACATCAACATCTGCTCGTCTGCGCGATTCAAGCACGGAAACAACATCAACTCGTATGGCTACATCAAGGCTATCGCAGAGGAGTTGCGTGGTCTGGCGATGGAGCGGGATGTTCCCATCGTGAGTGCCACACAGGTGAACCGCGCAGGGTTCTCGTCCACCGATGTTGACCTCACGGACACTTCAGAATCATTCGGCTTGCCCCACACGGCAGACCTAATGATTGCCCTCATCACCACCGATGAGTTGGAGAAGGCAGGACAGATCATGGTGAAGCAGTTGAAGAACCGCTACAACGGCAAGGCTGCAAACAAGAAGTTCATCGTGGGCTTGAACTACGCCAAGATGAAGTTCTACGATATTGACAGCAGCGTTTCGGAAGACCTGATGGATGCGAACATCCAAAAGGGCGAAGGTGACGGATACGGATCAGGATACGGTGCAAAGGACTTCACGGCGAAGTTCGGCAAGAAGCGTGACACTAGCGATTGGAATATTTGACCATGCTACAGAAGAAGGCAATCATCACTGGCGTGAACGGTCAGGACGGTTCGTATCTTGCGGATTTCCTGATCTCAAAGGGTTACTATGTGATCGGATTGAAGCGGCGAACCTCGCTCATCAACACCGAACGCGTTGACCACATCTACAACAACGAGATCACGAACTCGCAGTTCAAGATGTGCTACTATGATCTGTCCGATGCTTCTGCCATCACGCGACTCATCCACTACTACAAGCCTGATGAGGTCTACAATCTAGCCGCACAGTCCCATGTCGGTGTGTCGTTTGAACTGCCTGAATACACCAGCGATGGCATCGCAGAGGGAACTCTGAAGATTCTTGAAGCCATTCGCACGGTGAATCCTGGCGTTCGCTTCTATCAGGCTTCCTCTTCGGAAATGTTCGGTGACTCCACCGATCACGATGAGCAGGGGTACACGGAGAGCAGCCGCATGATGCCTGTGTCTCCGTATGCGGTAGCGAAACTCCACGCGCACCACATGACTCGCGTTTACAGAAATGCATATGGACTTCACGCAAGTTCGGGAATCCTGTTCAACCACGAAAGCCCCCGCCGTGGCGAGACATTCGTGACGCGCAAGATCACGATGGCTGCTGCGCGGATCGCACAGGGCAAACAGCAGAAACTGTTCCTTGGCAATCTTGATGCGAAGCGCGATTGGGGTTTTGCGGGAGACTATGTGGAAGCCATGTGGCTCATGCTTCAGCAGCCACGCCCCGATGATTATGTGATTGCCACCAATCGCACCCACACGGTTCGTGAGTTTTTGGAAGTGGTATTCGATCACGCAGGACTAGGCGACTATCGCAAATATGTTGAGATTGATCCCCGCCTGTTCCGCCCGAACGAGGTTCCGTATCTGCTTGGCAACCCCGAAAAAGCCAAGCGGGTCTTGAAGTGGGAGCCGAAGCATGATATGATCTCCCTCGCAAGAATGATGTACGATTCCGACTTCAAGCGAGAGCAAACCAAACCGTAATGTCCACCTACATTGACAAGAAATACATCAACATGGTGTCTCCCCAACTTGAGCGATTCAAGTGGAAGACCCAAGCACTTGCAAACTGCCGTTGTCCCCTCTGCGGAGACTCACAGCGGAACAAGAGCAAGGCGCGTGGTTTCTTCTTCCCCAAGAAGAACGATTATTTCTACAAGTGCCACAACTGCGGGATAGGGCATTCCGTATACCGATTTTTGGAAGTGGTGGCTCCTGCTCTGGCACAGGAATACGCGCTTGAGCGGTGGCGGAACGGGGAGAACGGCAAGAGCAACTATGTGAAGCCCGTGGAGGCTGCTGTAGCCCTTCCACAGGCGCAGATGCGGCTTCCTGCGGTGTCTACGCTTCCCGAAACGCACCCTGCGCGGCAATATTTGGAAACCCGCAAGGTTCCCCACCTTGATCGGTTCTATTTTTCAAAAGCATTCGGGGATTGGGTGCGCTCCATTGACCCTACATACACTACCGTTCCGAATGACGAGCGTATCGTCATCCCTTTCGTGAACAAAGCAGGGGAACTCCTCGCGGCGCAAGGACGCTGCTTGAGCGGTTCCAAAAATTCAATCCGATACATTACCGTGAAGTTCACCAAGGACGGACGAGCGGTCTACGGCGAAGATCGGTTGGATTATTCAAAGAAGGTGTACGCCGTTGAAGGTCCGATTGACTCTGTATTTCTCCGTAACTCTATTGCTCTTGCTGGCAGCGAACTCGCTCACGCCACGAAACTGTTTCGTGATTGTGTTGTTGTTTACGACAATGAACCACGCAATCCCGAGATTGTACGCAAGGTGGAAGACGCGATCCGCAGCGGATACACCGTCTGCGTGTGGAACAGCAGCATCGGAGAGAAGGACATCAACGACATGGTGCTTGCAGGACGAACCCCCGAAGAGGTTCAGGGAATCATTGACGAGTGTTCGTGCAGCGGTCTGACTGCACTGGCGCGGTTTTCACAATGGAGAGTGCGATGATTGAAAATGTTTTGGTTCTTGACAAGGGTTTCGTG